CAGTTACTTATGCTCCTATCAGTGCATCGTTCTCTAGTTGTACTATTCTTTGTTTCTATGGTGCGACAAGACATCTTATAACAGGTTGTAGAGGAACTGCTACTATCACAATGACAGCAGGTCAAGCCGCTCTAATAAATTTTGAATTTACTGGAATATATAATGCTGTAGACAGTACAGCAATGTCAGGTACATTTACAGTTGCTAACCAATCAGCAGCATTAGAAGTAAATGACACAAACGTCACTACTGCAACATTTCATGGTGCTACATCACAAAGAATTGAATCATTCGATTTAGCTCTTAATAATGAAGTGCTTTACAAAGAAACAGCATCAAGTCAAGAAGTCTTAATTACTAATCGTGCTCCAGGTGGTACTGCTGTTATAGAAGAACCAGTAAGAGCTACAACTGATTACTTCTCAAAGGCTGTTGCTACTGCCACTGGTAATAGTTCTATTGTTCTTGGAGCTAGTGCAGGTAACATTATTACTGTTAATGTTCCACAGACTGACCTTACAGGAGTAACTCGTGGAGATACTGGTGGTGTTAACAGTTTAAACCTGCCGTACTTGGCATTACCTACAACAGCAGGTAATAATGAGTTAAGTATAGTAATGACTTAATTTATGGCTCTTGTTTTCAAAAAAGTTACCGAATACGATTGGGAAGTAACTGTTCAATCGCCAGAAAAAAGTAAATTCAAAAAAGAAACATTTACGGCTAAATTTAAAAATGTAGGTCGTAAAGCTTTTTCTGAGCTTGTTGATGCTGGTGATGATAACTTTGTAAAAAGTGTTTTAGTAGGTTGGTCTGGTATTAAGGACGATGAGGGTAATGACCTTGAATTTAATGAGGATAACTTCGAGGCATTGCTTGACAATCAATATATTGTTCTTGGAATAATAAAAGCATATGGTGAAAGTATGCAGGGAGCTTCTGAAAAAAACTAAGAGAGGCTGCGAGTTATTGGGTAAAAGGTGAAATTATTGATGAAAGTATAGAAGCATTAAAAGCATTTGGTGCAACAGAAGAACAAATCGCAGCCGAAAAGAAAAGCAAAAAAACTTCTGATTGTATTGTTTGGGAAGAAAATAGAGAAGTTGTTAATATGTTTTGGAAGCTTTCTACTCAGTGGTATGTCAGTATGGCTGGATTAACTGGCATAAACTATAAATCTTTGGAATACTTGTGTAAAATATATACAGTTAAAGATTCTGTTGCTATGTTTGAAGGAATACAGGTAATGGAATACGAAGCCTTGAAACTAATGCAGAAGGATAAAAAATAATGGCAAAGCAAGCTACAGAATTAGAACTATTAATAAAAACTACTGGTGTTGAAAAGCTTCGTGGTCTTACTTCTAGTTTAAAAAAATTAAAAGATACAACTGTTATTACTAGTAGTTCTACTGCAAAATTACTTGCACATTTAAAAAAACAATCAGTTAATGCAAGTCAGTCAATAAATAGTACTCAAGCACTTGCAAATTCTTATAGACAATTAGCAAGAAATGTAGATGTTACTAGTAAAGAGTTCAGAGAAGCAACAACAGAAGCAGCAAGGTTAGAAGGACAACTTAAAAAAATGCAAGCTGCTGCCAATAAAGGTATGGGTAGAGGAAGGATTGGTGGTATTGCAAAAACTGCTGGTGCTATAGGTGCAGCAGGTATTTTTGGTGGGGCAGAAGGTGCGGCTGGTGCAGCTATTGGTGGAATTATAGGTGGTGCTCCTGGTGCTATTACAGGTGGTGTTGTTGGGGCACAGGTTGGTGTTCTTACAGGTGCATTAAAAGAATCAACAGAATACAGTGCAGCATTAGCAAAACAAAGAAGAGCATTAGGTTTAGTAATAGGAGATATGGATGAATATGCAAATGCTCAAAAATTTCTAGAACAAGTATCTAAAGATTTAGCAATACCACAAGATGTTATAACAAGACAATTTACATCATTAACTGCCTCTGTTCTTGGTGCTGGATTATCTGTTGATGATGCCAAACAATCTTTCTTAGCAATTTCTTCAAGTATTAGAGGTACTGGTGGAAATTTAGAAGATATGAAAGCAGCATTAAGAGCGACTTCTCAGGTATTTTCAAAAGGTAAGGTATCGGCAGAAGAGCTTAGACAACAACTTGGTGAACGCTTGCCTGGAGCTTTTACATTATTTGCTGATTCAATGGATATGATGCCAAAAGATCTAGATAAAGCATTAGAACGTGGCACTGTAACATTAGAAGATTTTATAGGTTTTTCAGAATTATTATTAAAACGATACGAAGACAATGCAAAATTATTAGCACAAGCACCAGAAGCTGCTGGTGATAGATTACAAACTGAATTAAAAAAACTTAAAGATAATGTTGGACAGTTACTACGACCTGTAGGTGCAGATTTTCAAGATACATTTACAAAAATTGTTAACCAAATTAATGGGGCATCAGAAGCATTAAGAAAATTTTTAAAAATAGGAGAAGAATATCAAGAAGATAAACTCAAAGAGTTGTTAGAAGAAAGAGAAAAAATATTGAATGACATATCAATTTTAGAAGAACGTATACCTAAAACAAGCATTTTTTCACAGTTTGGATCTGTTTCTAGAGGTGAATTAAAAAATATGTTGGCTGGTTCTAAGGAAGAATTAGAACTTTTGTTACCAAAGATAGCAGCAATAAAGCTTGCAATTAAAGATACACTTATACCAATAAAAGATGTTAATGATGAAGCTAAAGAAACAACAACAATATTTGATAATATTAAAAATGGTGCAACAAGTTATTTAGAGTCAATTAAAAATGTAGGACAACAAGTACAAGATGCAACAGTAAACGCATTTAAAGGAATGGAAGATGCTCTTGTTAATTTTGTAACTACAGGAAAAATGAATTTTGCTGATTTTACAAGATCAATACTTGCAGATATTACAAGAATAATTATTAGACAAACATTTATAACACCTTTACTTGGTGCTTTTGGAATAACAACAAACGCTACAGGTAATGTTTATGATCAAGGTTTGAAAAAGTTTGCAAAAGGAGGAATTGTTACGCAGCCCACCCTATTTAAATATGGATCTGGGGGTTCTGGTAACTTTGGTCTTATGGGCGAGCAAGGTGCAGAAGCAATACTTCCATTGAAACGTGGGCGTTCTGGTAACTTAGGTGTTGAAGCTTCTGGTGGGGCTACTAATATAGTTGTAAATGTAGATGCGTCTGGTTCTTCTGTAGAAGGTGATGAGGCTGATGGTAAATCTCTTGGTTTGGCATTATCAGCAGCGATAGAATCAGAACTTATTAAACAAAAAAGACCTGGAGGTTTACTTGCATAATGGCTACCTTTCCAAGTATTGAAGCTTCTTTTGGCTTTACCAAAAAATCACAACCTAATACTCGTATTGTTAAATTTGCAGATGGTTATGAACATAGAATATTATTTGGGTTGGCAAGTCATCAAAACCCAGAAGTTTATGATCTTACATGGCAAAATATAACAGAAACAGAATCTGATGTAATAGAAGCTTTTTTGCGTACTGAGGCTAATAACAGTACTAGTTTTACTTATAGCCCACCATCAGAAGGGTTTACAAAAACAGGAACTTATTCTCAATCAACCACAACAGTAACAATAACAATCACTGATCATGGTGTTGCAGTAAATGATGTTTTGACAATTGATTACACATCTGGATCTGCTACCGATGGTTCTTTTGTTGTCGCTTCCGTAACAGACAAAGATGTATTTACAGTAGTGGCTGCTGCCAGTGCTACCAATAGTGGCAATGTATCTATTACATTACCTGCTGCTAGAAAATATGTATGTGATAATTGGAGTAAGCAAATAAATTTTGCTAATAGAGCAACAATAAATGCATCATTTAGGGAGGTGTTTGAACCATGAGTAGTTCTGCTATTGTTAGCAATTTACAAAATATAAATCCGTCAGCAATAATTGAATTATTTACTTTAACTCTAGATAATACATTACATGGTGCTTCTACTGTTTATAGATTTCATGCAGGTTCAACCTTGAAAGAAAATGGAGAGATTGTATGGGCTGGAAATACATATCAAAGGTTTCCAATACAAGCAGAAGGTTTTGCTTTCCAAAAAGGACAACTTCCTCGACCTACACTAACTGTCAGTAATGCATTAGGAACAATTACAGCGATTTTATTGAATGTAAATACAACAACTACAGGTAATGATTTAACAGGTGCAACTGTTACTCGTATTAGAACACTCGCAAGGTTTATTGATGCCGTTAACTTTCCTAGTAATGTAAATCCTTATGGAACACCTGATGCAACAGCAGAGTTTCCACAAGAGATATATAAAATAGATAGAAAATCAGCAGAAAATAGAGAGTTTGTACAATTTGAATTAGCTG